ATGGTCGTACCAAAGTATACATCGATCCGTATGCAACTGTAGACTATATTAACGTTGGATACAAAGGTACCAATGCTTATGATGCAGGTCTCTTCTATTGCCCATACGTACCGCTGACCATGGTCCGTGCCGTAGGTGAGAATGACTTCCAGCCACGTATCGGGTTCAAAACTCGTTATGGTATGGTGTCAAACCCATTTGTTGGAAACAATCCAGCAAACGGTCTTGCTACTTCAAGAACTAACCAGTACTACAGAATCTTCCGCGTAGACAATATCCTCGACACATAAGAAAAAAGAGAGGAACCAACCTCTCTCTAAGAATAACTAACAAGGGCGCTTTCGGGCGCCCTTTATTTTTTTTATTATAAACCGCATTTAACTGTGTACATTGCTTTAGAACTGTGTTATAAAGAATATAACAAAAGGAGAATATCATGACTAAGTTCAACAAAAAAGACTTTACATACCATGGCGGCTATTTGCACTACACTGGCGACTATGAGGGTCGTCCCGTTTGGCCATCAGTTACAAAAAATGGTGTAAATGTTTATCCTAGTCTTGTTGGTAAAGGAAAAGACCTTTTTATAGCTCGTTTCAAGTATGGTGGTCCTTTCACTAAAGCAAAGTTTATGAAAGAATTGATGAAATCTTTCACAGTTGAAGAATATGTTACAGAGCAGAATAAAGAGGGTCTTAATAGTTCTCCCTTGCAGATACTAAAAAATAAAAATGAAGATTGGTACAACACAATAATTCAAACCTGGAAAATGAAAAGGATATAATTATGTGGGAACTCAGAGGACAATTCAGCGTTAGGCAATTCGATGAAACTACAGGAAAACCTAGAACTGAAGGTCCTCTTGAGTGGTCTGCAATAACAGTTAACACTCAAGAAGAAGCGGAAGAGTGGTGGAAATGTAGAACTAGTACTGATTGCAAAGTAAATAGAGTTAGTACTATGTTTGATCCAAATGGTAATGTTGTTAAAGTAGCATTTAACTAATAAGATTAATATTTTACTAATATAATAAAGGGTCCTTTTTAGGATCCTTTTTTTTATATAAATACTAGTAACAGGGAGTTTAACATGGCAAAATTAACATCTAATATAAATTATCTCCAGAGTACACAGTTTAAAGTTATAATTGATAGAAAGCAGTTTGCAAATCTAGAATTTTTTGCTCAAAGCTTTTCACATCCTGGAGTTACTCTAACTTCTGCACCAATGGCTTATAAACGAATTGCATCTGTCGGATTACCAGGTGATACGTTGACTATAGATGAGTTACAATTGCAAATTATTGTAGATGAAAATATGCAATCGTATATTGAAATGTATAACTGGGCGGAACTACTTACTCAGGAGAGAACTAATCTTGGTCCTGATGTAGTGCCTATACCAAAAGTAAGTCACGAGGCTGATATAAGTATTTTACTTATGACAAACTCAAATAAACTTGTCAAAACAATCAGATATATAGATTGTGTACCGACAGGACTTGGTAATTTAAATTTTGCTTCATCTACAAATGAACCGCAAATGGTTACGTTTAATGCTTCGTTTAGATCGGAGTATTTTATTATAACTTAACGTATATATATTTTTTATATTATGGAGAAATGATTTGTTAACACTTGAAAATATACTTGAACAATGGAAAAATGACAGTGAAATTGACGAGCATAATTTAGATAGGAGCTCAATCGATATTGTCAAGCTTCATGCAAAATATCTAGAAATGCTTTCTATCACAAAACTTAAGTTGAAAAAAACTGAGTTAAATCAAAAAATCTTACTGAAAGACAAGTGGCTTTACTACAATGGGAAGCTAACTGAAGACGAGCTAATTGAAAAAGGGTGGGAATACGATCCTTTTCGCGGTATGAAAATCATGAAAGGTGATATGAATAAGTACTATGATTCTGATATAGATATACAACAGAGTGAAGAAAAGGTAACATACTATAAAACTATAGTTGAGACTTTATCTGAAATAGTTGATACACTTCGATGGAGACATCAAACAATTAGTAATATTATAAAATGGAAGCAGTTTCAAGCCGGTGGATAGAATAATAATACAGAAGAAAAACGAAGCATTTCTATTACTAGGATGTGATAGTGGCATAGCAATGGAATTAAGTGATTTCTTTTCATTCTTTGTTCCAGGCTATAAGTATATGCCGCTCTATCGTAATAAAGTATGGGATGGCAAAGTTAGATTGTTTAATCCAGCAAACTACGAGCTACCGGTAGGTTTGTTATCGTATGTAAAAGAGTTTGCAGAAAAAAGAAATTATGATGTAGAATATGAAGACGGGCCGTACGGAGCTCCAGAATCGTTTAACAAAGTTGATGCGCGAGATATTATGGATTTTATAAAATCACTTAATATCCATAGTAAAGGCACGCCAATTGAAGTAAGAGATTATCAGTTTAATGCTATATGTGAAGGTATTCGAAAGAAAAGAACTATCATGTTATCTCCCACGGGCTCGGGAAAGTCTTTAATAATTTATATTTTAATGCGATGGTATATGGCTAATCATGATGATAAAGTCCTTGTAATTGTACCTACTACTTCTTTAGTCCAACAGATGATGTCTGACTTTGGTGATTATTCATCTAATGATGATGAATTTTCAAGTGAACATGATTGTCATGCGATATTCTCAGGACAAGCTAAAATGAATATATCTGAGAATGTTTTTATTAGTACTTGGCAATCAATATATAAGTTACCTCCGACATGGTTTGGTCAATTTGGAATTATATTTGGTGATGAGGTTCATGGATTTAAATCAAAGTCGTTATCAAATATCATGAATAAGTCAAAAAATACTGCATATCGATTTGGAACTACCGGTACATTGGATGGAACTCAGACACACAAATTAGTATTAGAAGGCTTATTTGGCAAAGTGATGAAAGTCACTACTACTAAAGAATTACAGGAAAAGGATACGTTAGCTGCTCTTGATATTTTTATTTTAAGATTGGAGCATGGTGATGATGTAAGACAATTAATAAGTGGAAGCACATACCAACAAGAAATAAATTTTATAATAGGAAATGAAAAAAGAAATCAGTTTATAAGAAATCTGGCTGTTGATCAAAAGGGCAATTCCCTTGTATTATTCCAATATGTTGAAAAACATGGTAAGATATTATATGATTTAATTAAGTCTAAGGCAGATATAAATAGAAAAGTATTCTTTGTTAGTGGTGCAACAGAAGCTACTGATAGAGAAGCTATTAGAAAAATAACAGAGAATCAAAAAGATGCTATTATCGTGGCAAGTCTGGGAACTTTTAGTACAGGGATTAATATACGGAATTTACACAACATCATTTTTGCGAGTCCGTCAAAATCACAAATCAAAGTTTTACAAAGTATAGGAAGAGGTTTAAGAAAAAGTGATAATGGTGTAACAACCAAACTATATGATATATCTGATGATATTCAGCATAAGTCAAAGAAAAATTATACTTTGCTTCACTCTGAAGAAAGAATCAAAATTTATAGACGAGAGAGATTTAATTTTAAGATTTATAAAATAAAGGTTTAAGTCAATGGTCGAAGATAATATAAAACAGATTAAAATGGTAAATGGTGATGAATTATTATGCGAGGTTTTAGAAGAGCTTGATGAAGACCTGATTATAAGATATTGCCTTATTATCGATAGATTAAATCCGTCGACTATAGATGATATTAAAGAAGAAATGCACTCCTATTATACGCTAAGACCATGGATGACGTATATTGAACATCATGATGAAGTAGTAACTTTATCAAAATATCATTGTATGGCCTTCACTATGCCTCACTCTGATCTATTAAACCAGTATGGTTTAGCATTAAAAAAACTAATCGAACTTTCAGAAGAAGAAATTTTAGACAAAAAAATAAGTAATATTTTGGAAGCAACAGAAGAAAAAGAAGAAAACGTGGTATCAATTTTCGAGAAGTCAAAGAATAAACTTCATTAGGTACTATCCCCCCTGTTAAGAGGTACTCTCTTATTATACCACGGTTTGAGGTGGTTGTACACAGCTAATTTAGCTGCGTATCAATTATTATTTTGTGTACATCTCCTTGAAAATATGATATAATTGTTAATATAAAGTGGAGACAATACTATATGGCTAAGAAATCTAAAAATGTACATTATGTAAATAATGCAGAATTTTCACAATCAGTTGTCAAATATGTAGAAACAGTAGCAAAAGCAAAGGCTGAAAAAAGTGAACTTCCAATAGTTCCTGATGATATTGCTATATCTTTTTTAAAAATTGCTGAAAATCTTTCACATAAATCTAATTTTATTCGATACACTTATCGTGAAGAGATGGTTATGGACGCAGTTGAAAATTGTCTTAAAGCTGTAGAAAACTACAGAATTGATGCAGCAACACGATCTGGTAAACCAAATGCTTTCGCGTACTTCACTCAAATTATTTGGTTTGCTTTTCTTCGTAGAATTACGAAAGAGAAAAAGCAGCAAGAGATTAAAGAAAAATATATGCTCCAATCTGGTATTGAAGCTTTCATTACATCTTCAGAAGAAAAAGGATCAACACAAGTAGCTACACATTTTGTTGATACTTTAAAAGATAGGATTGATAAAGTAAAAGCATATGATACTGAAATAAAAACTTTTGCAAAATCAAATAAAATTCCAAAGAAAAGAGCTCGTAATGTTGATTCAGACTTACAGGATTTCTTAGAATGAGTAAGATACAAGAAAGGATTAAACTTCATATGGATGCTATCCAAGCTATTATGGAGTCACCTGGACAAGATCATTTGATAGAAGGCAAAACTGATCTACTAAATCAAATGGCTAAAGTTAGTTTATTTGCTGTGCATATGAACGACGAAGACAAAGATTATTATCAAGCAGTACAATGGACTCTTGAAGAAAAAGAAGATTGGGACGTTAAAAAATGAAAATAGCAGTCTTGAATGATACCCATTGTGGTATTAGAAATAGCTCAGACGTTTTTCTAGATAATGCTAACAAATTTTACAGTAATGTATTTTTCCCTTATTGTGAAAAGCATAACATAAAACAAATTCTTCATTTAGGTGATTATTACGATCATAGAAAATTTGTCAATTTTAAAGCACTAAATTCTAATAGAAAACATTTTCTAAATAAATTGCGTGACCTTGGTATGGCCATGGATATTATGCCTGGTAATCATGATACATTTTATAAAAATACTAATGATTTAAATTCTCTTAAAGAATTGCTTGGTCACTTTATGAATGAAATTCATATTATAATGAAGCCTACGGTCATGGAATATGGCACTATGAAAATAGCTCTTCTTCCATGGATTACTTCAGAAAATTATGATGAATCTATAAAATTTGTAAAAAATTGTAAAGCAGATTGGCTTGGAGGACATCTAGAACTATCTGGATTTAATCTTATGCAGGGCGTGATTAATCAACATGGCATGGATCATACGCTTTTTAACCGATTTGAAAAAGTATTATCTGGTCATTTTCATACTAAATCACAAAAAGACAACGTCATGTATCTTGGTTCGCAAATGGAATTCTTTTGGAATGATGCACATGACAAAAAATATTTTCACGTCATTGATACTGACACACGTGAAATAGAAGCTATTAGAAACCCATATACATTGTACGAGCGTATTATATACGATGATAGTGACTATAACTATTTGGATATGAATCTTGATCATTTAGATCATAAGTTTGTCAAAATAGTCGTAAAAAATAAAAAAGATCTATTTACATTTGATCGATTTGTTGATAGAATACAGAATAGGAAGATACATGAGCTAAAAATCGCTGAGAACTTTGACGAGTTTATTGGCGAAAACGTAGAAGACGAAAGCATTTCACTTGAAGATACTTCTACATTATTAGATAGCTATGTTGAATCTGTTGACACTGAACTAGATAAAGATCGGATAAAGGTTGATATGAGAAAACTTTTGACTGAAGCACAGGCACTTGAAATAGTATGATTATATTTAAAAACTTACGTTGGAAAAACTTCTTATCGACTGGTGATAAGTGGACAGAAATTAACTTAAATAAAATATCATCAACATTAATTGTTGGTCAGAATGGCTCTGGCAAATCAACTATGCTTGATGCCTTATCTTTTGCCTTATTTGGTAAGCCTCATCGTAACATTAATAAACCACAATTAGTTAATAGTATTAACAATCGTGATTGTATTGTTGAGGTAAATTTTACTATAGGAAAGTATGAATATAAGGTTATACGTGGAATTAAGCCACAAATCTTTGAAATCTGGAGGAATGATTCTTTATTAAATCAATCATCTCATGCAAAGGAATATCAAAAAATACTTGAGCAAAATCTTCTTAAATTGAACCATAAATCTTTTCATCAGATCGTTGTGTTAGGTAGCAGCTCGTTCATTCCATTCATGCAACTACCGGCTCAACATCGTAGAGATGTAATTGAAGACTTACTTGATATTAACATATTTTCAAAGATGAATATGCTTATTAAAGAAAAGAACAGTATTGTAAAAGAAAAACTAAAAGATCTTAATTATAACTTGGATATCGTAAAAAATAAAATAGAATCTCAAAAAAAATATATTAGAGACATAACTCAAATTAATACGGATGAGATCAATGATAAAGAAGAAAAAATTAAAGAAGTACAAGAGATCATCAAAGACCTACAATTATCTAATTCCGAACTTTCATCTTTTATTCAAGAGTATGCCGAAAAATGTTCCACGGCGCTCAAAACAGCAAATGATAAAAAACAGATCATTTTGTCAGATAAGGCTACAACATCATCTTCCATTAAAAACGTCGTTATCGCTTCGAAATTTTACAAAGAGAATGACACATGTCCTACCTGTACACAGACTATCGAACCGAATTTTAAGCAGGGGAAGGTTGATAGTCTCAAAACCGAAGCAATCGAGCTTAAGCAAACGATGGATACGTTACAGGAACAAGCCGAAGAGATAACAGAGAATTTAGATAAGTGGACAAAAGCACACGAAGAAATAAGAGAAAAACAATCAACATTGCATTCTAATAATAAAAACATTGAAATATATCAAGATCAAATTAGCGAATATAATAATGATATTTCTAGACTAACATCTAGAGAAGGTGATCTTTCCACTGCTAATTCCGATTTACTTGATATGCGTACTCAGCACGATCAATACATGGAATCACGTTTTGAATTAAATGAACAATATTCCTATAATAGTGTTATGAGTGAAATGCTTAAAGATACTGGGATTAAGACAAAGGTCATCAAACAATATATTCCTGTTATCAACAAACTGGTTAATCAGTATCTTCAGGTTCTAGATTTCTTTGTTCATTTTAATCTAGATGAAAGCTTTCAAGAAACTATTAGATCACGTCATCGTGACGCCTTTTCATATGATTCGTTTTCTGAAGGTGAGAAACAGCGTATTGATCTGGCATTATTGTTTACTTGGAGAATGATTGCTAAGATGAAGAACTCAGTTGCTACTAATCTTTTGATTCTTGATGAGACATTTGACAGCTCACTTGATCATGATGGTGTAGATAACCTGATGAAAATATTACATACCTTAGATGATGATACAAACGTGTTTGTTATCTCTCATAAGGGAGAGATCCTTGATGGAAAATTCAAAGAAAAACTTGAATTCTATAAAGACAAAAACTTTAGTAAAGTAAAATAAAGTTATTTACAAATACAATAAAATATGATATAATTAATATAATTGAAACATGGAGAATATATAATGGAACTAACTGAAAACACTTTACAAATCTTAAAGAACTTTTCAGCAATTAATTCTAATATTGTTATTAGGGAAGGCAATACGGTTCAAACTATTGCTGAAGCTAAAAATCTTTTGGCTAAAGCTGAAGTAACCGAACGCTTTCCTCAAGATTTTGGTGTGTATGATCTCAGTGAATTTTTAGGGGTTCTCGGTCTTGTAGATCAACCGCAGCTTGAGTTTAGTGATGAATATGTCACAATTGCTGATTCAACCGGTAGATCAAAGGTTAAGTATTTCTTTGCTGATCCAGATATGCTTACAACAGTATCAAAGGAAGTTAAATTTCCAGGCGCTGACATTAAGCTTACTCTAGATAATACTACACTAGGTCGTATTAAAAGGGCGGCAGCGGCGCTTGGTCATAACGAGCTTGTTATTACACCAGATGGCGATGGCACTGCTATGTTAACCGTAACTACTTCTAATAACTCGACATCAAATACTTATTCTATTAGCATACCAGTTGAGTCAACTGAGAGTATATATAAACTTGTATTTAATATTTCTAATATTAAAATTTTAGCCGGAGATTATGATGTTGAAATTTCATCAAAACTAATCTCTAAATTTACTAATTCAGCTAATTCTATGAATTACTGGATTGCACTTGAAAAAACGTCAACATACGGAGAATAATAATTATGGCTGACCATAAGAAATCTTACGACCTCATGAATCAAATCTCGCGATCTTCTATTGCGATTATCGATACCATTACACAGCGAGGCGGCTTTCGTGGAGAAGAACTTTCCACTATCGGTCAACTTCGAGACCAATGTGCTCAAGCAGTACAAGTGGTAGAATCTTGGAAGCAAGAAGAATCGGAAGCTGAATAATAACCTTTAAGGATAGACTATATAATGAATCTTGATAATGAATTTCTGTGGGTTGAAAAATATCGCCCACAAACGATTGAACAAACTATCCTACCTTCTGAATTAAAATCAACATTTTTAGAAATTGTCAAGACCGGTGAACTCCCAAATATGTTATTTACGGGGTCTGCCGGCCTAGGCAAAACTACTGTTGCAAAAGCATTATGTAATTCTCTTGACTTAGATTACATTTTAGTGAATGGTTCTGAAGAAGGTAACATTGATACCCTTCGTGGTAAAATAAAACAATTTGCTTCATCATTATCTTTACAGGGTGGCTACAAAGTAGTCATCCTTGATGAAGCTGATTACTTAAACGCTCAATCAACTCAACCGGCTTTAAGGGCTTTTATTGAAGAGTTTTCTAACAATTGTCGGTTTATCTTAACCTGTAATTTTAAAAATCGTATTATTGAACCACTTCATTCTCGATGTGGTGTATATGAATTTAATACTTCAAAGAAAGATCTAAGCGAATTGGCTAAAGATTTTTTTAGGCATACTCGTAATATTCTTGAACAAGAAAATATTACATATGATGCAAAAGATCTTGTTAATATAATTATGAAACATGCTCCAGATTGGAGGAGAGTCTTAAATGAACTTCAAAGACGATCAGTGGGTGGTAGTTTTAGTAGTAGTGGTTCTTCTAGTTCTTCTATCACTGAAATTGACTTACTCTTGAAATGTATTAAAGAAAAAGATTTTAAGAAAATGAGAAGCTGGGTTGTTAATAATATTGACACCGATGCTTCTGCTATTTTTCGTGGAATTTATGATCGCATGTATAATCATATGAAACCAAATTCTGTTCCGCAGGTTGTTCTTATTCTTGCGGACTATCAATATAAACAAGCTTTTGTCGCTGATCAAGAACTGAATGTGGTTGCTTGTATGACAGAGCTAATGGCTAACGTGGAGTTCCAATAATGGATAATGCTGTAGTATATGACTTTGAAACGTTATCTCAAGATGCGGTAAATGGTGTAGTAATTTCTTTTGCTATGTTATCATTTGACGAATCACGATTTATTACTAAGCCATATGAGTATGAAGAACTGTTAAAGAATTGTCACATGATTAAATTTAATGTTGATGAACAAGTCAAAGAATATGGTAGATCTGTTCAAAAGGATACTATTGAGTGGTGGAAGAATCAGCCTAAAGAAGCACAGTTGCAACTTAAACCGTCTGAAGATGATGTGTCAATTGTTGAGCTATATGATTTTTTTGTTGAGCATCAACCTAGCAATCTTAAAAAGCTATACACACGTGGTAATACTTTTGATCCTGTTTTCTTTGATTATATTATGAAAGATACTGATAATATTACACCATATCCATGGTGGATAGTCCGTGATACACGGTCGCTTATTGATGGTATGGCATGGGGTACAGATCTAAATAACAAGTTCATGCCGCCCACGGTCGGGGATAAATTTATTCATCATGATCCAAAGCACGATATTGCGGTTGATGTTATGAGAATTCAAACCGTGGCTCAATCACTATGAGTCCCTTTGATTATCTAAACAGTATAAACACATCAAAGAAAGACATTATGTCTGATGATCTTGATGAAAAAGACTATGCAGCCTTTGTAATTAATAGAACTCTATCATATTTTAATGATACCGTCTTGATGGCAAATGAAATGAATTTAAATGCTCATCTGGACAATAGACTTCAATATGATTTTTATCGACAAATCGTCAGACAGCGTAAACGATTTTCTAAATGGACAAAGGAAGATAAGTCAAAAGACATTGATGCTATTAAAGAATACTATGGATATTCAAAAGAAAAAGCTTACCAAGTACTCTCACTTATTAATAAAGAGCACCTTGATAAAATTCATTCAGCAATTAGTAAAGGTGGTAAAACCCGCTAAAAATTTAATTAGTATAAATATAGCTATCATGAGTACATTATCGTGAATAGAATATATTAGAAGTGAGTTGAAAAAATGAATGAAGAAGCTACTTTAGTAGACTGGTCTCCTGATTCAATGTTGGAGATTACTCTTAACGATCCAGATGATTTTCTAAAAGTTAGAGAAACTCTTACACGCATTGGCGTGGCATCCCGAAAAGAAAAAAAACTATTTCAATCTTGCCATATTTTACATAAGCAAGGTCGTTATTTTATTGTACATTTTAAGGAATTGTTTTTACTTGATGGTAAAAAATCCACATTAGAAGAAAGTGATGTTGCTAGACGAAATACTATTGCAACATTAATTTCTGATTGGGGTTTAATCACCATCGACAATTCTGAAAAAGCTAAACCAGTTGCTCCCTTAAGACAGATTAAAATTATATCTTTTAAGGATAAAGATCAGTGGGAGCTTTGTCCAAAGTATAATATTGGCCGAAAATAATATTTTTTTGATATAGCCTATTTACTTTTTTAAATAAAGTACTATATATACTATAGAGGCAATTCGTAGGAATTGTCCAAATACGGCGGGATGCAGAACAATCTGGTCCCAGAACATTCTTGCTTGGAAGAGGAGAACACCAAAATGACAGGCATACAAACACTATTTCCGCGATCATCTTTTGTAGGATTCGATCATCTGTTTAATGAAATGGAACACACCGTTC